AGGAAGCCCACTCCCGGTCGTCTCTCTCCCCGCTGAAATCTCCGCGATTCGGACATACGGGAACGAATCGCCCTGCATAAATGCAGTGTCCGTTTCGGTCCGGTTGAGGCCGGGTTTGGGTGGTTCTGTTCGTGGCTAGGCGCCGGAAGGCGTCGAAGGCCGCCCGTGGGTTGGGTTGGCGGCATGAACAGCAGCGGCGGCTGCTGCCGGACCCGGCCGGTGCGCCGTGCCCTTACTGCGGCGAACCGATGGTGGCGGGCCAGCCGCTCGACGCCGACCATGCCTATGCCAGAGCGTTGGGCGGTGCCGGTGGTCCGTTGCGGTGGGCTCATGCATCGTGCAACCGGAGTGCCGGGGCGATTTTGGGGAACGCTCTGCGGGGCGTGGACATGCGGGTTCCGTGGGCGGACCGGTGGGTGTGAAGGAGTGCGCCGGGTGCGGGGCCGGGTTCGAAGCGAAGGGCAACACCCGCCGCTGCCCGTTGTGTCGTCGGGGTCGCCCGTCGGTCCTGACGGCCGTTGAAGCCCAGCTCGTTTCGCTTGGCAAGGAAGCAGTTCCGCTCGGCACGGCGGCGCTCGTCCTGGCCGCCCGCCTCGACGCTGGCGCCGATCCGGGATCGGCGATGGCCGCCATGTCGAAGGAGCTGCGCACGATCATGACTGAACTCACCCGGACCGCAGCGGCGGCGAAGGACCCTGTCGACGAGCTCCTCGCTCGCCGGAAGGCCCGTCGGGGTGCCTGACACTCTCACCACCCCCGCTTACCTGTGGGTTCCCGAGCACGCATCGTCCGCCGCGGTCGAGGCGATCGACCTGGCCACGTCGCTCGGGATGATCCTCGACGGCGAGCAGCGCCTGGCCCTCGAGGCGATCCTGGCCGAGAAGACCAACGGCCAGTGGGCCGGGTTCGAGGCTGCGGTGATCGCCGCACGGCAGAACCTCAAGACCTACCTCCTCGAGGTCGTCGTCCTCGCCGACCTGTTCCTGTTCGGATCGAACCTCGTGATCTGGACCGCTCACCTTTTCCCGACGACCATGGAGGCGTTCCGGGACCTGAAACGGATCATCGACTCGAACGATCATCTCCGCCGGCGGGTCAAGCGGATCTCCGAAGCCAACGGTGAGGAATCGATCGAGCTTGTCTCCGGGCAGCGGCTTCTGTTCCGGGCCCGGTCGAAGGGTGGCGGTCGTGGCCTGACCGGCGACCGGGTCATCCTCGACGAGGCGTTCGCTCTGGGTGCTTCCGAGATGGGGTCGCTTCTCCCGACCTTGTCCGCCCGTCCGAACCCTCAGGTGATCTACGCATCGTCGGCGGGGAAGACCGATTCGCATGTTCTGCGGGGTGTGCGGGACCGTGGCCGTTCCGGCGGTGACCCGTCCCTCGTCTACGTGGAGTGGTGCGCTCCGGTGGTGGGCTGTGCCGACGACAGGTGCGACCACCGTCCCGGGAGCCAGGGCTGCGCCCTTGACGATGTCGATGCGTGGCGGCAGGCCAACCCGGCGCTCGGCCGGCGGATCACCGTCGAACACATCGAAGCGGAACGTCGGGCCCTACCGGCGGAAGAGTTCGCCCGGGAGCGGCTCGGCTGGTGGGAAGAATCCCCCGGCAACGTCGCCGGTCTACCCCTGAACCTGTGGGAAGCAGCGGTCATGCCCGGCCCACCCGGAGAACTGCTCGCCTTGTCGGTCGATGTCACCCCAGACCTTGCGTTTGCCTCCATCGGCCGGGCCTCGGCAGTCCCCGCCGGGGTGTGCCTAGACCTGGCCGACCACCGGCGCGGTACCTCTTGGGTAGCGGCTGAGGTTGCCCGCCTCCTCGAAGATTCGAACGTTCCTGTCGCACTCGATCTGGGTGGCCCCGCTGCCGTCCTGAACAGCGAACTCGCCCAGCTCGCCATCCCGATCGGCACGGTTAACCCGGCAACCAGTGATGTCGCCCAGGCATGCTCCGGCCTCCTCGACGGGCTCATCCGCCGGAAGGTGTGGCACTCACCCGACCCTCTCCTCGACGCCGCCGTCCGGGGGGCGTCCCGCCGGCCGCTCGGCGACGGGGCCTGGGCGTGGAGCCGGAAGAATTCCCTGGCGGATATCAGTCCGCTTGTCGCCGCCACGCTGGCGTTATGGGGAATCGGACAATCCATCCAACCGCCTGAACCGATGGTCACATGGCGGTGATCCTCGCTGTTGTCGGAGCGATTCTGATCTCCTGCGGTTTCGCCTTGTGGAACATCCCGGTCGGGATCGTGACCGCCGGGGCTGAGTGTCTCGTCGCCGCCTACGTGACCACCTACCTGAGAGCGAGGGCCGTACGTTGAAGCTGCTCGACGCTCTCGTCCGCCAGTCCACCACGTCGCGGTTCCCGTCGCGGATGTCGTTCGACGACTGGATCAACAGTTTCACGTTCCAGGGCTCCACCTACGGCGGCGGGATCCCCGGGCACTTCACAACGATGGGCCGGGAGCGGGCCGAGACGATCGAGTCGAGCTTCGCCGGCTACTGCGACGGCGTACTCAAGGTCAACGGTGTCGTCTTCGGGGTGGAACAGATCCGGCTGGCGACGTTCTCCGAGGCCCGGTTCCAGTTCCGTCAGATCCGTGACGGCCGCCCCGGCGACCTGTTCGGCACAGAGGCTCTCACCATCCTCGAGGAGCCATGGCCGGGTGGCACCACCGGCGACCTCCTGGCCAGGATGCTGCTCCATGCCGACCTGGCCGGCAACGCCTACGCCACCATCGTCGGAGGCGAGGTCGTGCAGCTCCGCCCCGACTGGGTCGACATCATCCTCGAACCCCGCCAGGCCAACATCGGCCGCGACGGCGAACGGGTCACGGTCGGCTGGAAACGGCGTGGCTACGCCTACTACGACGGCGGCCGCGCCAACGGCACCCCAGCGATCCTCCTGCCCGACGAAGTCTCCCATTTCGCTCCGATGCCCGACCCGATGGCCACCTATCGGGGGATGTCGTGGCTGTCGCCGATCATCCGGGAGATCCTGGCGGACGGCGCGTTCAACAGCTACAAGACCCGCTTCATGGAGAACGCCGCCACCCCGAACCTGGCGGTGTCGTTGCCGAAGGAGATCACCCCGGCGAACTTCGATCTGTTCGTCGAGAAGATGGACGCCGCCCACAAAGGCCCGGAGAACGCCGGGAAGACGCTGTACACCGGCGGTGGCGCCGACGTCACCGTGATCGGCTCTGACCTTTCCAAGCTCGACATCAAGAACGTCCAGGGTGCGTTGGAGACCAGGATCGCGATGGCGGCCGGTGTCCACCCGGTCATCGCCGGCCTCTCCGAAGGCCTCGCCGGATCCAGCCTCAACGCCGGGAACTTCGCTGCTGCCCGCCGCCGCTTCGCCGACATCACGATGCGGCCCCTGTGGCGCAACGTGTCCGGGTCGCTCGCCACCATCGTCGCTGTCCCCTCCGACTCCGAACTGTGGTTCGACGAACGCGACATCGCGTTCCTCCGGGAAGACGAAGCGGACGCGGCCAACATCCAGAACGTCCGGGCCGAGACCATCACGACACTGATCCGGGAGGGGTTCGACCCGGCCAGCGCCATCAAGGCCGTCGACAACGACGACTTCCGGCTCCTCGTCCACACCGGGCTGGTATCGGTCCAGCTCCAGGCGCCTGGCACCCCGGCCAGCAAAGCGTCAGCTTCGATGCCGTCAGGGCGGGCCCAGCCGCTGGCCATGGATCTGGACGCCGTGCTCGGCGAAGCCGGGTTTGCTGTGTTGCGCGACCGGGTCGGGCGCGCCACCCGAATAGTTGAGAGGTCGCAAAATGGCGCTACCTGAGGCTCTGATCGAGGCGTACTTCGTTTCGGGCCGGCCGTTGTCGATCGGTCTGGCCCGCCATGGTGTCGAACTCCCGGCCGCGAGCGGCTACCGCCGCCACCTCGTCGCCGGCGGCGGGTGGACACGATCCGATGGTTCGGCCCTGGCACGTGGGGAGTTCGGGCCGTTCGCTACCCACGTCGCGTTTGACGAAGCGCTCCTCTTCGACGGGAACACCCTGATCGAACGGGTCCCGTCCGACGGGACCGTGTCGTTGCCGCCCGGGTCGTCGTGGGCGCAGGAGCTGCTGGTCGCGGTGGCGTCTACGTGACGCAGCTCCCCACCAACCGCACCGCTGCCAGCAGCATCGCGGAGCACACCGCGGACCACAACACGCTCCATGGCCAGCACAACGGCCTCGACGGTCACGCCGCCGACACCGCGGCCCACGACGTTGACGCCACGATCGCCGACGCGATCGCTGCCCTGGTCGCCGCCGCCCCCGGCACCCTGGACACCCTCAACGAGTTGGCCGCGGCGCTCGGTGACGACGCCGATTTCGCTGCGACGATCACCACCGCTCTCGCCGGGAAGTCGGCCACCGGGCATGGCCACGGTGGGACATACGAGCCGGTCGCTACCGCCCACCATGCCCGCCACGAACCGGGCGGCGCGGACGCCATGGCCGTGGACGCCGCCGCCGCCACCGGCAGCCTCCGCACGCTGGGTACCGGGGCGACCCAGGCCGCGGTGGGGAGCCACGCTCATTCCGGCGCATCAGTCGCCAACACCCCGGCCGGGAACATCGCCGCCACCACCGTCCAGGCCGCCCTCAACGAACTGGACTCGGAGAAGGAAATCGTTGGGGTCTGCATCCCCAAATCACTGATTGACGCCGCCGGAGATTTGATCGTCGGGACCGCCAACGACACAGCCGGTCGGCTGGCGATGGGGAGTGCCCTTCAGACACTTCGGGTGAACGCCGGAGCGACTGCATTGGAGTTCGCCGCCCCCGCCGCCGCAGGCGACCTGACGTTCGCCCGCTTCGCCTTCCGATGAGGAGCTGACCGTGGCAACCGCACCCGCATTTGCTTCCACCCCCCGGGCCGCCTCGGCTCTCCTCGGGGCGGTCGAAACCGATCTCCAGGTTCCGACCACCACCTCGACCGTGTTTACCGCCGGGGCGTCCGGGTCGAAGGTGGAGGAGATCGTCGTCCAAGCCAGCAAGGGCGGCACCTCGCTCATAGCCACCACCGTCGCCGGGCTCGTCTACATCTTCCTCCACGACGGGACCACCTATCACCTGTTCGACACCATGACCGTCACTGCCGTCACCGCCTCGGCGACCGTCCCCGGGCTGCGTCTCAGCAACCGGTACGCCAACCTATTTCTCCCGTCGGGCTGGTCCGTGCGCATGTCGCAGTCCCACACGACGAACGCCTCGATACTGAAGGCCACCGTGCTCGGAGCTGATCTGTAATGCCGAACCTCGGTGTGCTCAACGGGATCGGCCGCCTGCCGCAGAACCTCGTGGACGAAGCGGGCAACATCGTCGCCGGAGAGATGGCGGTCGCCACCGGGAAGAACTCGATTGCCGAGGGAATGAACGCTACTGCAACGGCGGTGCAAGGCATCGCCATTGGGCAGAACGCTCAGGCGACCACCGGAGCGGAATCTCTCGCTATTGGGGCAGGCATCAATGCCACTGCCGCACCGATTGCCACCGGCCAGGGAGCGATCGCCATCGGAGCATCGGATGGTGCGGCGATAGCGGGGGCAAGAGCGTCGGGTGCATCGGCCATCGCCATCGGTCCAGGTACGACATCGACGGCGGGTGCGTCGGCTACCGCAGGCAGCTCCATCGCCATTGGCCGAAATGCCTCTGCATCGCAGTCGTTTGCGGTTGCCATCGGGGCGACGTCTGTGTCGAGCGGGGGCAACAGCAGCGTCGCTGTTGGCTTTGGTGCGAACGCCTCGCAACCTGACGCCGTCGCCATCGGAACGTCAGCAGCGGCGAGCGGACAAGATTCGATCGTCATAGGTAACTCGGCTGTGGGGTCGAGCACCTTTTCCATAGCCATCGGCAGGGGAACCCGAGCAACCACTGGTGCCCAAGCCATAGCCATCGGAGGAGGAACCAACAACGTAGCCTGCGCCTTGGCGTCGGCCCAGGGTGCCATCGCTATCGGTGCGAGTGACGGGGCGGCCATCAATGGGGCGAGAGCGTCGGCGGTTTCCGCCATCGCCATAGGAACGGGCGATAACGCCACCGCTGGAGCATCGGCGGCCGGGACCTATTCGTTCGCCGTTGGCATCGGTGCGTCGGCCAGTGCCAGCCGGGCACTCGCCATTGGCCAGACAGCTGTCGGTTCCGGGTTCGGAGTGGTCGCCGTCGGATACAACACCTCTGCCGCTGGTAGCCGGAGCGTCGCCATCGGAGCGGTTGCCGTCGCGTCCACTGCGAACGCCATCGCCATAGGTAACAACGCCAAGGCTGACACCAACGTCAACGCCATCGCCATCGGCGGCAACGAGAACATCGCCACCGGAGCAGCCTTGGCACAAGGCTTGTGTGCGATTGCCATCGGGGCCAGCTCGCAGACCGGGACCAGCAACGGAGCGAAAGCGACCGGGGCGTCGTCGGTCGCGATCGGCGGCGGCGACGCGTCCGTGGCCGGAGCATCCGCCTCAGCCGCTGACGCTATCGCTCTCGGCCGTACCGCTCTCGCCGCCCATTCCAACGCCACGGCCATCGGCCAGGGCGTTTCAACCACAACCACCAATCAGGTGAACATCGGCGCCAAGCGTCTTCACCTCGGCGGCCCGGCCACTGCCCCGGCCGATGCTGACCTGATTGCCTCCCAGATCTCGTTCTGGATCAACGAGGCGACCGGCATGCTGGCCTTCAAGGTGAAATACGCCGACGGCACGACGGTCAAGAACGGGACGGCGGCGGTCGTATGAACAAGGACCAGGCGCTCGCCATGCTCAAGTTCATCGCTGACCTGTACCAGATCATCCAGGTACCCGACCCGGAACCGGCTGTCGAGCCGGTGCGGAACGGCCGGGAACCGGTCCCGGTGAAGACGTGACCCGCCCGCACAGTTCGCCGGGGATGAGCCAGTTACGGAGCGGTACGGTGGATGAACTCCCCGCCCCGGGAACGGGGTCCGCACGGCCCTTCTCCTCCGGGGCGGGGAGCCACCCCGGACAGCGCTGACCGGTGGCTTACGCCGGGGGGTACGCCGGCGGCTACGCCGACACCGAAGTCGCATCGCCCGCACCAACTCCCGTCTCGGGCAGCCCTGTCTGGTCTCCTGCCCACCCAGCCCAACCTGCCGGGCGCCGCAAGGGCCGGGCAACCCTTCGCCTCAAAGTCACGGCGACCACCTGGGGCGCCGAAGGTGAACATCGCAGCAGCCTGGCCACCATCCTCTCCGCCCGCTGCGCCGGCGTGGCCACCGGCCAGGCCCGCACCGGCATCGCCGGCGGCATACAGGCCCGCTCCGGCGTCGCCTCGGGTCTCGTCCGTACCTCTCTCCAAACCCACACGGGCGACCCTCGAGAAGACGACCGGGTCATCCTGCTCGCCGTCTCCGCCCTCCTCCTCGGGAGAACAGAATGAACCCACCCAAGAGCCTTCTCTGCCGCGCCGTCACGTTCGAAATGCGGGCCGATACGCCCGGCGACGGGTTCACCCTCGAGGGGTACGGCGCCGTGTTCGACGAACCGACCCGCATCGATTCGTGGGAAGGGAAATTCGACGAGGTGATCGCCCGAGGCGCGTTCTCCAAGACGATCAAGACCCGCAAACCCGTCCTCCAGTTCGACCATGGCCGCGACGCCGCCACCGGTTCCGTCCCCATCGGCGCCGTCGAGGAACTCAGAGAAGACAAGCACGGCCTGTTCGTCCGGGCCCGGATGCATGACAACGCCCGGGTCGAACCGATCCGCCAGGCCATCGCTTCCGGGGCCATCGATGGGATGTCGTTCCGGTTCCGGGTACTGCGCGAAGAATGGGACGAGTCGGGAGACACCCCGCTGCGGACCATCAACGAGGTCGAACTGTTCGAGCTCGGCCCGGTGGTGTTCCCCGCCTACGAAGCGACGACGGTTGGTGTCCGCACCCTCCTCGCCGATCTGGTTGCCGGTGAACGCGACCAGCTCCTCGCCGACCTTCGCGCCGAGATCGCAGGACCAGCCGACGCAGCCCAACCGGGCACCTCGGCGGGGCAGGACCCTGACGCAGCCCAACCGGGCACCTCGGGAGCAACCCCGGGCGAACGCTCAGCGTTCCTCCGCTCCCTCGCGTTCAGAAAGGACGCAGCATGAACCTCGAACAGCTCCGTGCTCTCCTCGCCTCCACCGAAGCCAGGATGCACGAAATGCACACCGCCGCAGAGGCCCGTTCCCTCGACGAGACCGAGCAGGCCGAATGGGATGGCCTCGTCGTCACCCTCGAGGACACCCGCTCCAAGATCAGCGTCATGGAGGCCCGCAACAGCGTGGCCGACTCGCTCACCCGCCCCGGCGGCGCCGAGCACGGCGACGGGGCCCGGTACACCCCGCCGAACGTGAACCGTGACCGTGACCCCATGGAAATCATGGAGGACCGCACGGCCACCCCGAAGCAGCTCGCTGACGCCGCCACCCGGGCCCTCGAGGACAAGGTCGATGCCGACAACATGGGTCACGTCCGGTCGCTCCTCAAGCGGCACAGCTCCGACCGGGACTGGGCCCGAAGCGTCCTCGTCCGTTCCACCGACGAGTACGCCTCCGCCTGGGCCAAGGTCTTCACCCACCGCGAGTTCGCCCTCACCCCCGAAGAGCGCACCGTCCTCGGTGTGACCACCAACGCCAACGGCAAGTTCCTCCTCCCCATCCACCTCGACCCGACCATCATCCTGACGTCGGCCCTGTCGACCAACGAAATCCGCAAGATCGCCCGGGTCGTCACCCTCACCGACGGCCAACCCGCATGGAACGGGATCACCTCCGCCGGCGTCACCGCCTCCTGGGACGGTGAAATCGTCGAAGTCAGCGATGACAGCCCGTCGTTCGGGCAGCCGTCGATTCCCACGATCAGAGCGCAGGCGTTCGTGCAGGCGTCGATCTCCGCCTCGGAAGACATCGCCAACCTCGCCGGTGATCTGCTCATGATGTTCGCCGACGCCAAGGACCGCCTCGAAGGCGCAGCCCACGCCACCGGCGCGGGCACCACCGAACCCAAGGGTGTGTTCACCGCCGTCGCCGCAGTCACCGCCAGCCGGGTCGTGTCCACCACTGCGGCGGGTATCGGCCTTGTCGACATCCACGCCGTCTACGCCGGGGTCCCCGCCCGATACCGCAACGGCTCGTCGTGGGTGGCGAACCCGGTGTACAGCCTGGCCATCAAGGCTCTCGGCACGGCGATCTCCGCCAGCTACTCCGGCGACCTCCGTGAAGGCACCGCCGGCATGATCCTCGGCCACCCGCTGATCGAATCCGACGATGCCCCGTCAGCCCAGACGACCACCGCTCTCGACCAGGAAGTGTTGGTTGGGGACTTCTCGCAATTCGTAATTGTGGATCGTCCGGGCGGCATGAGTGTTGAGTACATCCCGCACCTGTTCAACACGACGACCAACCTGCCCGACGGTCGGCGCGGCTGGTACGCCACCTGGCGCAACGGCTCCGACGTGACAAATGTGAACGCGTTCAGATTGCTCGTCGATAAGACCACGGCGTAGAACTTCGGCACAAACGCCCCCGGCGCTCACCGAAGCGCCGGGGGCTTGGCCGACCCTTGTCTCGAAAGGATCGACATGGCCAAGCGTAAGTGCTTCAAGGAGAGTGTCTGATGCCCCATCCGACTGAGCCGGTCATCGTCCGTCACCCCGACGTCCCCGGCCTGATGGTCGCCCTCGACCCGGCCATCGACTACGACCCAGCCGACCCGCTCGTCAAGGCCTACCCGTGGGCGTTCGTTCCCCGCGACACCACCGCCGGGATCATCGAGGCCGTCCAGATCGAACAGGCCACCGCCGGGCCCGGTGAGAAACGGCGGCCTGGCCGGCCGAGGAAGACACCGGAGTGAACCCGGGAACGGTCGCCGTCGGGTTCCTCCACCCCGGGGAATGGTCGGCGTGTTTCGGCATGTCGCTCACCGAGCTGTATCTGGTCGACGCGACGATCGGCCAGCATCGGCTGATCAATCAGCTCCCAAAGTTCTGCGCCGCCGGCGGCCTCGTCGCCGGCCGCAACGAGATCGTGGAGAAGTTCCTCGACGCCACCGATTGCGAATGGCTGTGGATGATCGATTCCGACATGGGGTTCGCCCCGACCACGGTCGACGACCTGCTCGAAGCGGCTGACCCTGACACCCGCCCTGTGGTCGGCGGCCTGTGCTTCGCTCTGCGCAACGAGCGCCCCGGCGTGTTCCACGGCCAGAAGTATGTGATCGTTCCGGCCGCGTACGACTGGGTGGAAACAGACACCGAGGTTGGGTTCCGGTCGATCCTCGAGCTGCCCGCCGACACCCTGATGGAAGTGTCGGCCACCGGCGCCGCCTGCATGCTCGTTCACCGCAACGCCCTCGACACCGTCCGCAAGAAGTACGGCGACCACTGGTTCGACCCGGTCACCCACCCCGCCGGCCCCACCTTCTCCGAAGACCTGTCGTTCTGCGTGCGGCTCGCCGCCGTCGACATCCCCGTGTTCGTCCACACCGGGGTTGGCACCACACATGACAAGGGCGGGATCTTCCTGGATCGGGATACCTACGAGGCGCAGCTCCCGCCGGGTGTGCTCCCGGCCGGTGTGGTCCGCGAATCGAAGTTCACCCCACCCCACGCCGAGTGTGCCAACCCGGCCTTGTGGACTGCGACCGACGAGCAGTCCACCGAACTCGAAGTGACCGAGTTCGTGGCCGCTTGGGTGCGGGCGCTGCAACCGGAGTATGTGGTGGAGACCGGAACGTTCTGCGGGAACACGGCGCAGGCGATCGGTGAGGCGCTGGTCCGCAACGGGCATGGCCGGCTTGACACCATCGAGATCGACCCGGACCGGGCGGCGATCGCTACCCGCCGCTGTGAGGGGCTCCCGGTCCGGGTCATCTGCGGCAGTTCCCTGGAGTTCGACCCGGACGGGCCGATCGGGTTCGCCTGGTTCGATTCGCTGCTCGATCTGCGGGTCCCCGAATTCCAACGGTTCTATTCGCGGATGGCCCCGGGGTCGTTTGTCGGGTTCCACGACACCGGGGCCCACATGGGGACCCTCGGAGCCCAGATCGCGGCGCTCCCCAACCTCCGGCCGTTGTTCCTCCGCACACCTCGCGGGGTGTGCTTCGCCCAGGTGGTGTGATGCACATCGAAGCGGCTTCGTTCGTGGCGCTGACCGCTGCCCGTCTCGGCCCGTTCGGATCGGTGCTCGAGCTCGGCGGGTTGAACATCAACGGAAGCGTGCGCCCCTATTTTCCCGGGGCGCAGTACGTGTCGGTGGATATCGTGCCGGGCCCCGGGGTCGATGTGGTGGCCGACGCCACGACCTACCGGCCCGACGACCGGTATGACGCTGTGGTGTGCTGCGAGGTCCTCGAGCATGTCCCGGACCCTGACGGGTTTGTGGCTACCGCTTGGGGTTCGCTCCACCCCGGCGGCCTGTTCATCCTGACGGCGGCCTGCCCCCCTCGGGCCGCCCACTCTGCTGTGGATGGCGGGCCGCTGCGGGCCGGCGAGTACTACCGCAACGTTGACGTCGACTTGCTGGCCCGCTGGCTGGTCGGATGGAAAGACACCGAGATCACGGTTCACGAAGACAGGGGCGACGTGTACGCCCTGGCGAGGAAACCTGACTGATGGCGAGGGCCCGCTACTTCGAGGTCGCTACCGACACGAACGGCCGGCCGGTTCCTTCGGCGGCCGTCAACGTGTACCAGGCTGGGACGACCACCCCGATCGCCGAGACGATCTACGCCGCCGACAGCGGTGCGACGACGCTCGCCAACCCGGTCACGGCCAACGCCCAGGGGGAAGTCGAGTTCTACCTGGCTGCGCCGGCTCGGGTGGATCTGCGGTGGGTGAAAGCCGGATACACAACGGAGAGCCACCCGGCCGATGTGTTCGCGCCTGCCGGCGAACAGTCCGGCGCATCAGTAGCGGCGGTAAAGCGGGCACGATACAAGCAAGACAGTGGAACTGCCCTGGCGGTCGATCCTGAATGGTTCGAGTTCTCCTGGGCGCATTTCAGCGGCGATGAAGGCATCCTCGATCTGACCGACCCACAAGCCCCCACGGCGGTCGAAGACGGTCTATACACGGTGACCCTGAGTGCCTATGCCGAGGGACTGGGAGCGGCCGAGTTCCTTTTCGTGGAAGCAGATGCGGGCGGCGCCTCTTCTTCTTCGAGCTTCCCGATCGGGCCTGCCGGGTTAACTCCCGGCGGGACGGTTTCAGTCGCCTATTTCGTAGCTGCCGGGGAGTCCTTCCTCGCCGCTATCCAACATGACCACCCGACAGCCCTTTCGTGCGGGATGAGTGCCTACGTGACCTTCCTTCCGGCGACGGCGGCACCGTGACCCCACACACTCCGCCAGAGCAGCCCTCGATATTGATCGGCCCGCCGAGCCCCCGACGTCACTGTGAGAGAGGTGATGGCTGATGCCGGTCCTCGTTCCCGACCCGCCCGTCCCGGCCCTGGCCGACGCCTACACCGACCTCGCCACCCTCAAGGCGTACCTCGGGATCTCCGTCAGCACGTACGACCTGATGCTGACCCAGGTGCTCAACTCGGCGTCCCGGTCGATCGACAACTACTGCGGCCGCCGCTTCTGGGTCGACACCGTCGCCGTGCCCCGCCTGTTCACTGGTGACGGGTCGACCATCCTCGACCTACCCGACGGCATCGGCAGCATCACCGACCTAGTCATCAAAACCGACACCGGCAGCGACGGCACGTTCGCCACCACTTGGGCCGCCGGCGACTACCAGCTCCTCCCCATCAACGCCGCCTACGCCTTCCCCGAAGCCACACCATGGACGTCGATCCAAGCCACCGGCTCGTACACGTTCCTCGCCGCCACGTCGGCCCGACCGGCACGAGTCCAGATCACCGCCCTGTGGGGCTGGCCTGCCATTCCCGCCCCGGTCATCCAAGCCTGTCTCATCAAGGCATCCCGGCTGTTCCACCGGAAGGACAGCCCGCAGGGGATCGCCGGGTTCGGCGACTTCGGCCCAGTCCGCCTGTCCCGCACCGAAGACGCCGACGTCGAAATGCTCCTCGACCCCTACCGTCCCATCTCCGTCGCCTGATGAACCTGGCCACGATCCGGGACGACCTCAAAGCGAGGCTCGCCACCATCGGCGGCCTCACCACCTACGACACCGTGCCGGCCAAACCGGAAGTGCCGTGTGCGATCGTGCAGCCGAAGTCGGGGCTGGTCCACGCCACATTCGAGCGGGGCTCCGGTGACATCCAGGTTGAGGTGACGGTCCTGGTCCAGTGTGCCGACTGGCCGTCGGCCCAGGACGCCCTCGACTCGTATCTCTCGGTCGGCGCCACCGGTTCCATGGTTGACGCCCTCGAACTGACTGCCGGGGCGGCGGTCGTGACCGTTGACACCTGGGCCGAATACGGCACCGCCACCGTCGGCGACGCCATGTACGGCACCGTCACACTCAACCTCACAGTCCTCACCTCATCCTGATGGCTGACAGCCTCCTCACCTTCCTGGAGAAAACAGCGAAGATGGAAGACGGGCTCCGCCACTTCGAACGGAACATGGTCATCTTCGCCGCCAAAGCCGTCAAGACATCGGTGCAAACCCAGCTCGGCGCCGCCGGTGTCAACAACGGGAAACTCCGGGGTGTCGGGAAGAAAGGGGCGAAGGTCGGGGTCCGCTACGACCTTGTCGGGAAACATGCGCTGGTCCGGGCGACGGGCCCGTTCCATCTGATCGAACGGGACACCAAGGCGCACCGCACACCCAAAGTACGTGGTGGGCGGGCCAAGAAGCGGCTGGTGGTCATCCCCGGTGTGGGTGTGCGGGCGTTCGCCAACGTCAAGGGGACCAAGGGGAAGCATCCGTGGGCCAAAGGTGTGGCTGCTGCCGGCCCCGCCGCGCACCGGGCGGGGGCGGCCGCCATGGCGCAGACCATCGCCAAGGCCTACCGGTGAGGGTGCTTGTG